ACACTACGTGCCTCAGCAGATCAGATCGACATTATTAGGCGTTGCGTTGAAGTTACAAAAAGCAAACTTGTGGGATTAGATTGGGACATTGTCCTGGCGAGTGACGCGTCAGAAAAGATTGCAGCAGAGTCAGGTGGAGATCACGTACGTGCTATGGCTAAGGCGCGTCAAAAATACACTGATGAGATTAACCGCATACGCACATTTTGGGAAAACCCAGACCCAAGCAACGGTTTAACATTCTCAGACTGGCTGATGATTGCAGCAGAAGAAACACTTGTGTTAGACGCACTTGCAATTTGGCCTCAGCGAACAGTTGGTGGAGATCTTTACGGGTTCCAGATCCTTGACGGCTCAACTATCAAACCAATGCTGGACGATAGAGGTATGCGACCACAAGCACCTGACGTTGCTTACCAACAGATCCTTTACGGGTTCCCGCGCGCTGAGTTTACTGCAAACGATGACGACCCTGCTGCTGACGGTGAGTTTACTAGCGATGATTTGGCTTACCTAGTTCGCAACCGCAGAGCAATGAGTACCTACGGCTATTCACCAGTGGAACGTTCACTACCTTTGGCTGACATTTACTTACGCAGACAACAGTGGATACGCGCTGAATACACTGACGGCGTAATTCCAGATCTAATGTTCACAACCACAGCAGATTGGGGTAATAACCCTGACTTGCTACGTGCTTACGAAAACATTCTCAATGACGATTTATCAGGACAAACCGAGCAACGCAAGCGCGCACGTTTATTGCCTACTGGTTTAGTACCGATTACCAATGACGGTTACGGCGAGAAGTTTAAAGACACGCTTGACGATTATCTGGTGACGTCAATTTGCGGTCACTTTGGAGTTCAGCCAAGTGAGATTGGATTTTCACCAAAGGCTGGTTTGGGCGGTGCAGGATTTTCAGAGGGACAAGCAGAAAACGCTGAAGCACTGGGAATTGGTCCACTGTCAAACTGGATAAGCAAATCACTTACCAATCTTTCGTACACATTCTTGGGTATGCCGCGTGAACTTGAATTCAAACTCATGACAAGCAAGCGCATGGACAATGAAGAAAACGCGCGCAAAAACCAAATTGAGGTTACTTCAGGCGGTAAAACAATCAATGAACGTAGATCTGAAATGGGACTACCTTTGTTGGATACACCGCAAGCAGACATGCCTATCTTGATTAGCGGGGCAGGTATGTTCTTGTTCAGCCCTGACGGATTGATTAACGCTGCTCAACTCACAACAGCCCCAGCCTTAGAAGGATCTGAAGCAACTGCGATTGAAGAGCCAAATTCAGAGCCAAATTTAGAGCCAGAGATTGCAGAAACACCAGTGACGGTTGAGACTGTTAAAGAGGTTCAAGCCTTTATGAAGTGGGCAAAGAAAGGTGATCGTGGCAGAGACTTTGAGTTCAAGACAATTGAACCAATAGTTGCTGAAGCGCTGAACCAATGTGTGTATGACGGGGATTTGGATACTGCTAAGGCGCTTGCAAAGGCGTATCTGGCATGAGAGCAGGCGCACACAACGCAGATGTGCGCATAGCGGCAACCAACGCACGTAAGATCCAAGCAGCATTGCGGCAGGGGATTGACGCTAAGCGGGTACTTGCTGCTTATCGCAAAACTCAACCCAACGTGAGCAAAAACCCTGTTCAAGACAGAGCCAGAGCAAGAGCGTGGGCAATGCTCAACATGAGGATCAACAATGAGCCTTTGCTTGAAGTGCTGCAACGTACTTGGGCTGAGGGTTTTGTGTTAGGTGAAGCGTACGGTGATGACGAGATCCAGCGAGCGCGTGAGGCTAAGAAAGCAGCCTCAGATTACATTGACTGGGATAACTGGAGACCAGGTGACGCTGCAACGGCGACATTATTGCGACCACCCAAAGCATTTCAAGAGTTACTGGGCAGAGCGCGAGTCACAATCAAGGATCTTGACGTGACTGGGTACGACAGAGTGGGCACAGCGCTCGCCGATAGCATTGAGCAAGGCTTATCCGATACTCGCGCGGCAAGGCTAATCAATGACGCGATTGGATCTCCCAGCAGGGCGCTGACTATTGCTATTACTGAGACTAACCGCGCCATGTCGCAAGGTGCAATCACCCGTTATCAAGCAGCAAAGTTAGAGCAAATGGAGTGGTCCACCTCAGATCCATGCCCAGAGTGCGCAATGAATAGTGGACAGGTCATTGACATAGGCGGCACATTCAGATCAGGGGCGCAAATGCCGCCTGCTCACCCACATTGTCGTTGCGCTTTGCTACCTGTCATTCCTGAGTTTGAGCCAAACGCAAACGGCGTAGTGGACATTGCGCCTATTACGGGCGAACCAATGCCTTATTCACTCAATCCGACAAAAATGACTAATACGTTTGAAGACAGATTTGGTCAGTTGCCAGAGGATCAAAGACTTATAGCAGAAGACGTTTTAAATAGAACGTACATAAACGTAGCAGCGCAACCTGTGCGTATTAATCTCAGCAAATCTTCATTAGAGGGAGTTGTTGAAGACGGGCGGTTTAAATCAGCGTACGAAAGACCTGGACCATTTGGGGGTTCAAAAAATCCTGACTCAGAATATATGCAACGCAGAATTGCAGTAGAAACTGAAGCAATGGGTATTCCTAAATCGGTAAAACCTGCTCAGCGACCAATTTACGGCAGTATTGCTGGCGAAGGAAACATGTACGGTGATATACAAGTGCAGTTAAAAGAAACGGTTAAGGGACGCACAACAATAACTTTGGGCGACTCATTTATTGAACAAAATCCCGTTTCTATCAAAGATGTTCTTGCAGGAAACGTGACCCGTGACGATTTGGCGCGAGCCTCATCATTGAGAAGCACGAACGGAACAAATGGGCGCGGGGGTATATCCAACTTTGTAAGACAAGGCATGGATCCAGAAGACGTTTCAAACATGTTCAAGAACGCTGAAACTTATTGGGAAGTGCAGATACACGGTGGCGTGTCCTTAGACGACATTGAAAGCGTAATTTTACCAAGCCTACCTGACGGCAAATGGGGTGGTTTTACAGTAGACAAAGACGGTCAATGGAGTGGTCCATTGATAGACAAAATGAAAGCAAAGGGGATAAAAATTGTCCAACCAAAAAATAACCGTTGATACGCCTTGGGGAGAGATCTCCTATTCAGGCAAACTTGACGAGAGCACTCAACTAACAATGCCTAACGGGAAAGAGATCCCATTCTATTCTTTGATTTCGCACACTCAGGGTGACTGCTTGCCTTACTTTGTCAACCCAACAACGGCTGAGTCTGCTAAAGTTACGAAGAGCCTTGAAGAAGCCCTGGCTGACGTCAAGTTAGAATGGATTGAGGAATAACATGGCATTTGAACACGTGAACGCAAGCACACTTACAGTCACTTCAATTTTGCACCAAGTAGATAAAAACGCAAGACCAAATACGCCAATTAACATCTACAACGGTCACAGTGCGTCAATCTTCATTGGAGATAGCACAATTACCACGTCAGGCGCAACGATTGGTCGCACACTTGCAACAGGCACTTCACAAGTATTTTATGCAAGCGCTAACGACATCATTTATGCAATTTCAGCAGCAGCCTCAGCAGCAGGCGCGATTGTTTTGACTTACTCAACATAATCATGGCTGAAGGGTTTGTACCACCGCAAGCAGTTCGATCTAACGCCAAGCGTGGATTGGAGTTGCGAGCCAAATACAATCGTGGCGGGACAGAAGTAGGGGTTGCGCGTGCGCGTGACTTGTCAAACGGTAAATCACTATCATTAGATACCCTGAAGCGCATGAGTTCATTTTTTGCTCGTCATGAAGTGGACAAAAAGGGTGAAGGTTGGGGCGTAGATAGCGCTGGTTATGTAGCATGGTTGCTATGGGGCGGTGACGCTGGTTGGGCTTGGGCAAAGAGAATTATCAGTGAACAAGAAAACAAGGAGAAATCATCAATGTCAAACTTAACAACAGCGTTCTTTCAAATTGAGAAAGCAGATCGTAACGCAGACGGGACAATGACTGTTTACGGCAAGGCGACAGACGACAGCATTGACATTGATCAACAGATTTGTGACGGGGATTGGCTTGACCGCGCAATGCCTCACTGGTTCAAAACAGGCGGCAACATCAGAGAGCAACACAGCAACATTGCAGCAGGAGTGGCTACCGATTACGAAGCCAAAGCAGACGGACATTACATTTCTGCACTCGTGGTAGATCCAGTCTCAGTTAAAAAGGTAGAAGCAGGCGTACTCAAAGGGTTCAGCATTGGAATTAAAAACCCGCGCGTGACCCGCGATAAGTCAGCAGCAAACGGGCGCATTGTGGACGGACAAATTGTTGAAGTGAGCCTGGTGGATCGTCCAGCCAACCCTAACTGCCAGTTGGTTTTGGCTAAGTCAGCCAGTGGCGATGAGACTGTGGTTCAAGTTGAGGATCTAATTGAGAAGGAAGATAAGCCAGACTACGAAAACATGCTGCCTGGTGGCGAAAGATCCGAGCCTGCTGACAAGGATCTATACAACCGAGTCAAGGCTGAGGCAAAAGCCAAGTTTGACGTGTACCCAAGCGCAGTGGCAAATTCATGGGTTGTGAACGAATACAAAAAGCGTGGCGGAAAATACAAAGCAAAGACCAAAAAATCATTACACTTTGACAACACAAACACAGGAGACGACACAATGGCAACAGAAACTATCGCAGTACCCAAGTCCATTGTGGGCGACATTCTCAAGTTTGACAAAGTTCAATATGAAGCAGCACGTGACGCGCTCGCAAACCTAGTTCAAATTGAAGCGGGCGAAATGAAAGAAGGAAGCAATGAGTTATCTTCAATTGCTCACCTAATAGAGTCAATCAGCCACCTACAAATGTGGTACTCAGGAGAAGAAGCAGAGGGAGAAACAATGGAAGAGACAATTGAATTAGCAGCCGCACCAGCAGAAGTTTGCGCAAATTGCGATAAGACTGAAGCAATGTGCAAATGCGGTAAGTTTGTAGCGGCAAAAAAGAACGTAACACAAGACACCGCAGCAGACGGCGCTGAGGATCTTATTGTTGCTGAAAAGGCTGCAAACAAAATGATGCCTAACAAGGGTGAGTCACTTGCAGAGTTCAAAGCACGTTGCAAAGAAGCGGGAATGGACGATGACTACGCAAAAGAGTGCTTTACAAAATACATGGCTGCTGAAGAAGACAAAG